GCCCGTCGATCCGTAGGGCACTACCCCACGTTACCCAACGGGCTACCGGTTGACGGGGTACTACCCCACGCCACCCCACGGCAGGCTGACGGCTGACGGCTGACGGCTGACGGCTGACGGCTGACGGAATCGGGTCGCGCGGGTGAGAGCCCCCGGCGAGGGCCGGCGACCGGGCCGGTCAAAAACGGAGGGGCCGCACAAATTTTTTTGCAAAGTGCTATAATTATTTGCAACACTATTTGCAGCACACCATCTAGCCATGACCTTCCAATCCTTGCCGCTTACCGCGCGCAAACTAGAAGCGACTGAGGCGCGCTTGCAGCGCATCTACGAGGCTGCCAAATTGGGCCTAAAAGGTGACTCGCTGGCGTTAAAGGCTGGCATGCTGCCGACCGAGTACCGGCGTCTGTGCGAGATGGACCCCATCGCCGAGATGGCAGAACAAAAGGGGCGCGCTGACGCAGAAGGGGCGCTTGCGGCTGTGATGATGGACGCTGCGCTTTCCGGCGACACCAAAGCGGCGCTGGAGATTCTTCGTCACAGACACGATTGGGTGGCTAAGCAGCAAGTGCAGATCGACGTGGCGCAGCAGATCAGCGTAATATCGGCGCTTGAAAAAGCAGAGCAGCGCGTCATCGACGTGCAGGTAACAGAACGACTGGAGCCAACACTTGCAGCAGCCGATCTACAGCGCGTCTGACGAACAGCTCTTGATGACGCGGCTCTGGCAGCCGCGCATCAAAGACGATCCGGAGGCGTTTGTAAACTTTGCGTTCCCGTGGGGGCAACACGGCACGCCACTAGCCAACTACAAAGGCCCGCGCAAGTGGCAGCGTCAGGTGTTGCGGAAGATCACGCAGCACATCAAAGACAACGGCGGTCGGGTCGACTATAACGTCTTTCGGCTGGCGGTCGCGTCAGGCCGGGGGATCGGTAAGTCGGCGCTAGTGTCATGGCTCGTGCTGTGGATGCTCTCGACGCGCATAGGCTCGACGACGATTGTGTCGGCCAACAGTGAGGCGCAGCTTCGCAGTATTACCTGGTCGGAGATCACCAAGTGGCTGGCGATGATGATTAACAGCCATTGGTTTGAAATCAGCGCGACCAAGGTCGCACCGGCTAAATGGCTGGCGGAGATCGTCGAGCGGGACTTAAAGAAAGGCACGCGCTTTTGGTCCATCGAGGGACGCCTGTGGTCGGAAGAGAATCCGGACGCTTACGCTGGCTTGCACAACCTAGACGGCGTGTGTCTAATTTTTGATGAGGCGTCAGGTATTCCAGATTCGATCTGGCAGGTGGCCGCTGGCTTCTTTACCGAGAACACGCCGCACAGGTTCTGGTTTGCCTTTTCCAATCCGCGCCGCAACCAAGGCTACTTCTTCGAATGCTTCAACTCTAAGCGCGACTTTTGGTCGACCGAGAACATCGACGCCCGCGACGTCGAGGACACTGACAAACAGGTCTACGAGCAGATCATCGCGGAGTATGGCGAGGACTCGATACAGGCCAAGGTCGAGGTGTACGGGGAATTTCCGAGCGCGGGCGACGATCAGTTTATCGGACCCGCGCTGGTCGATCAGGCGTTTGCCCGGCCCAAGCACAAAGACGAGACAGCGCCAATCGTGATCGGCATCGACCCCGCCCGGTCGGGTGGCGACTCGACGGTCATCGCAGTGCGCCAAGGGCGTGACATTATCGCAATCAAGCGGTACCGAGGCGATGATACGATGACAACCGTGGGGCACGTCATCGACGCGATCGAGGAATACAAACCGACGCTGACGGTGATCGACGAGGGTGGGCTGGGATACGGCATACTTGACCGGCTGGTCGAACAGCGGTATAAGGTGCGTGGGGTAAACTTTGGCTGGAAAGCCAAGAACCAAGTGATGTGGGGTAACAAGCGCGCTGAGCTGTGGGGTGCGCTGCGGGACTGGCTAAGAACCGCGTCGATCGCGCCAGACAGGCAACTAAAAGCGGATCTGACGGGGCCAAAGACCAAACCCGACTCAAGCGGTACGATCTTCTTGGAGAGCAAGAAGGATATGAAAGCACGAGGGCTAGCCTCTCCCGACGCCGCCGATGCGATCGCGGTGACGTTTGCATTTCCTGTCGCCTCCCGCGAGCCCCGCGCAGCCGCGCCCCGTCGCCAGTACAGCGACCGCTCTGCGGGCGCAACTTCTTGGATGGGCGCATGAGCAAGAAATCTGTCAGCCTGTCAGTCGGGCGCGGCGAAAAGCTGCCCGTCAGCAAGGGCGCTGGGCTGACGGCCAAGGGGCGTGAGAAATACAACCGAGCCACAGGGAGCAACCTCAAAGCGCCTGCGCCTAACCCCAAGACAGAAGCAGACAAGGGGCGTAAGGCGAGCTTTTGCGCGCGTATGGGAGCAGTAGCCGCCAAGGCCAAAGATGGCGAACGCGCCAAAGCGGCGCTCAAACGATGGAAGTGCTAAGATGAAACCAGGTCTTTACAGCAATATTAATGCCAAACGCGAGCGCATCAAAGCCGGATCAGGCGAAAAGATGCGCAAACCTGGCGCTCCGGGCGCACCCACCGCCAAGGCGTTCAAAGAGAGCGCCAAGACAGCTAAAAAGAAATAACCATGCCGCTCGTCAAATCACCCAGCAAAGCCGCGTTTCGTAAGAACGTAGCGGCTGAAGTCAAGGCCGGAAAGCCGGTGAAACAAGCCTTGGCGATCGCGTACTCCACCAAACGGCAAGCCGCCAAGAAGAAATAATGGCTTACGACCCAACAGGCATTGACGGAGCGGCAGAAGTGTCTGACGTAGGCGGTGCGCCTACAAAAGACATGGCGCACAAGCTGTCGCAGATGCGCAGCCGCTTTAAAATGGCGGTCGCGGCCTATAGCGACACCCGCGAAGACCAGTTAGACGACCTGCGGTTTATGGCGGGTTCGCCTGACAACCACTACCAGTGGCCGGCGGACGTGCTGTCAGTGCGGGGGTCGGTGCAAGGCCAGACTATCAACGCGCGCCCGTGCTTGACAATCAACAAGCTGCCGCAACACGTGCGGCAGGTGACTAACGAGCAGCGGCAAAACAGGCCGTCGCCCAACGTCATCCCGGCAGACGACGACGCGGACATCGAAGTCGCAGAAATCTTTGACGGCATGATCCGTCATATCGAGTACATCTCAGACGCTGATGTGGCGTACGACACCGCCTGCGACAACCAGGTAACGTACGGCGAAGGCTACATTCGGATTTTGACCGAATACTGCGACGAGACAAGTTTTGATCAGGACATCAAGATCGGTCGAATTCGCAACAGCTTCTCGGTCTACATGGATCCGACAATTCAAGACCCGTGCGGTGCGGATGCCGAGTGGTGCTTTATCACCGAAGACATTCTGAAAGCGGATTACGAGCGGATGTACCCCAACGCCATGCCGGTCAGCTCGATCATGGTGCAAGGCGTAGGCGACCAGGCGCTATCGCAATGGCTGTCAGAGACGACAGTGCGGATTGCAGAGTATTTTTACTGCGATTACAAGCCTGCAACGCTTAATCTATACCCTGACGGCACGACGACTTATCAAGGCACGCCGCAAGACCAGATGATGCGTCAGATGGGTCTAAAACCGACCCGCCAGCGCAAATTGCAGCGCAAAACGATCAAATGGTGCAAGACCAACGGCTACGAGATCATCGAAGAGCGCGAGTGGGCGGGCGCGTACATTCCTGTCATTCGCGTAATCGGTAACGAGTGGTCGATTGAAGGCCAGCTTGAGATTTCAGGATTGGTCAGAAATGCCAAAGACGCCCAGCGGATGTACAACTATTGGGTGAGCCAAGAAGCTGAGATGCTGGCGCTGGCCCCGAAAGCACCGTTTATTGGCTACGGCGGTCAGTTTGAGGGTTACGAAGAGAAGTGGAAGACTGCCAACACGCAGAACTACCCCTACTTGGAGGTTAATCCTGATGTAACCGACGGAGCGGGCAATATTTTGCCGTTGCCGCAGCGGGCGCAGCCTCCGATGGCCCAAACTGGCCTGATTCAGGCCAAAATGGGGGCGTCAGAAGACATCAAAGCGGCTACCGGGCAGTACAACGCTAGCCTCGGAATGACGTCAAATGAGCGCTCTGGCAGGGCTATTTTGGCCCGTCAGCGCGAGGGCGACGTCGGTACGTACCATTACGTCGACAATTTGGCGCGGGCAATCCGGCATGTCGGGCGGCAACTGGTCGATTTGATCCCCAAAATTTACGACACGCAGCGTATCGCACGGGTTGTCGGGGTGGACGGCGAATCAAAAATGGTGCGGCTGGACCCCACGCAGCCGGAACCGGTGCGAAAGATTGTCAACGAGCAAGGCGTGGTGATCGAGAAGATTTACAACCCTGGCGTTGGCAAGTACGACGTCAAGGTCACCACCGGCCCAAGCTACCTGACCAAGCGTCAGGAGTCGATGGACGCGATGAGCCAGATTCTGCAAGGCAATCCGAACCTGTGGATGGCGGCTGGCGATTTGTTTGTCAAGAACATGGATTGGCCGGGGGCTCAAGAGCTTGCACAGCGCCTGAAGAAAATGATCGATCCGAAGCTGCTGCAAGAAGACGACGATCCGGCACTGCAAGCGGCCAATCAGCAGATTCAGGCAATGCAAACGCAGATGGAGCAGATGTTCAACATGCTCCAGAACGTCGGCAAGTCAATGGAAGCGCAGAAGTTGCGCATTGACGAGTACAATGCGGAAACCAAGCGTATTCAAGCCGTGCAAGCAGGTATGACGCCTGATCAGGTTCAAGATGTTGTCATGCAGACGTTGAAAGATGTCATGACGGCTGGCGATATGGTGGTCGCTCAACAAATGGGTATGACGCAATGAGCTGCGCAGACTTTATCGGCACCTTGTTCCTAGCGCGGGACGTGACGCACAGCGTACATTTGAATACGAGGTCGTACGCCAAACACAAAGCGCTGCGCCATTTCTACAACAACATCGTCGACCTTGCCGACAAGTTTGCCGAAGCGTACCAAGGCCGGCATGGGCTAATCGGACCAATCACGCTGATGTCAGCCAAGAAGACGACAGACGTCATTGAGTTTCTCAAAGACTCGCTTGCAGACATCGAAGAGATGCGGTACAAGGTGTGTGAGAAGGACGACACGCCGCTCCAAAACATCATTGATGAGATCGTCGGGCAGTATTTATCGACGCTCTATAAACTGAAATTCCTTGCGTAAGGGCGCGTTATGGAACTGCTAAATCCTCTTGCTGATGCCAATTATCCCGCCTATACGGCGTCTTACACGGGCACAGCGGGGTCAACGACCGCTTGGCCGTCAGGCCCGCAAGGCGTGGTGATCTGGTCGACAACCGCTGCGTATGTCACCGTAGGCGAAGGTGTGACGGCTACCACCAGCTCGACGCCGATTCCTGCCAACACGCCGATTCCGTTCATCGTGCCGCAGGGTACGGGTGCTCCGTGGCGGGTCAGTGCGATCCAGATCGGCAGCGCTGGCACAGTCTACGCTAAACCCATCAACATCCGATGAGCTTTGGCATACCCGTCCGTAATGGCCTGAGCTTGGGGCTTGGGACCGTCGCTACGTTGGCGACGGACTTTGCGTCGCCCAACCCTGGGCCGCCGTGGACGGTATTGACCAGTAATGGTACGGCGTATGTAGTGGATGAAGTTGTGCTGGCAAGCGATGGCACAGCGTATTACGTCGTTGAAACTGTGCTGTCCAGTAACGGTACAGCGTACAACCCAATTTGAGGTAGATCATGGCTGTTTACGAAGCGCTTTTGCTCAATACAGTTGTCCCGCAGATCCAAGCCGCACAAGCAGGCGACAGCTATGTCATGGTGGTAAACGCCACCACTCCAGCACTCAGGATTACGCAGACGGGTACTGGCGATTCCATTCTGGTGGAAGATGCAGCTAACCCCGACAGCAGCCCGTTTGTGGTGACTGCGGACGGGAATGTCGGGATTGGGTATGCTTCGCCAGCGATAAGGATGCATGTTCAAGGCAGCGCTGGGCAGTTAATGCGTGTCACTGATGGCACTACTGGCGCAAGTATTTACAGCGGAGGCGGCCTGTTCGGTTTTAACAACCAAACGGGCGAGGACGGAATGTTTGGCAGTACCGCTTCACATTATTTGTATTTCGCCACCAACGGTGCAGAACGTATGCGCCTTGACGCCTCCGGCAACCTCGGTCTGGGGGTGACGCCTAGTGCGTGGGGTGGCGGTCGAAAAGCAATTCAGATTTTGTCTCCTGCGCAAGTAGTGTCAGCAAATTTGACAATGGAGATAGGTTCCAACTGGTATAACAACGGGACCAATTACATCTACACCACCACAAATCCGGTTTCTCTGTACTCGCCATCTAATGGCTCCCACTCTTGGTTCATCGCCCCCTCCGGCACCGCAGGCAACGCGATCTCCTTCACCCAAGCAATGACGCTGGATGCTAGTGGGAATTTGGGGGTGGGGACGACGAGTCCTGGCGCATTGTTAGATGTAAATAGCGGAGGCGTGACTGCGTATGCTTCCCCAGCGGCAAACTTTTTTAGGAACCATGGAGCGCAGGCTTATTCTAACCTAGGCGGTCTTCAACTTTACTGGAACACTTCTAACGGTTCTGGCGAAAGCGAAATTGTTTATGGAAATCTGTCAACCTCTTATCTGAGATTTATTCAAAATAACGCAGGCAGTTTTACCGAACGCGCCCGTATCACCAGCGGTGGGTACTTTAAGGCGAGTAATAACGGGACGTATCAAGACAGTTCTGGCGCATACCATGAGTTATATTCAGCACCTGCGGCGGTAGAATTTGCAACTCGTATTACAAATGCAGCGGCTACAACGACGGATCAGTATGGTGCCGATGTAATTCTTTCCGGCGACCCAAACGATGCAACAAGGTTGTTTATTCGATGTCTTGGTGCCGCTACTGTAAGAGCCACAATTCGCTCAAACGGCGGTCTTGCCAACTACCAATCCAACAACGTAGACCTATCTGATGCTCGCACCAAAACCGACATCAACCCGCTTGGATCGTACTGGAGCAAGATCGCTGGACTGGAAATCGTCACCTACAAGTACAAAGACCAGACGCACGATGATCTCAATATCGGCGTAATCGCCCAGCAGGTCGAACAAGTTGCGCCGGAGTTTGTAGATTCAGACGGGTTTGGTGACACGCCGGAAGATGGTGTGCCGCTCAAGACGATCTACAACAAAGACCTGACCTTCGCAGCCATCAAAGCCCTGCAAGAAGCAATGGCCCGTATTGAAACGCTTGAAGCCAAGATTGCCGCTCTGGAGGCCAAATAATGAACTGGAACATTTCTCGTCTTGAATGCAAAGTATCCGAAGGCGATCTGTCTGACGTTTGCATCGTCGCCCACTGGCAATGCTCGGACACCGTGGACGGCTACTCAGGCTGTGTCTTTGCCGCCTGCGCGTTGCCCTCGCCTGATCCTGAGTCCTTCACCCCCTACGCCGACCTGACCCAAGAGCAAGTGCTCGGTTGGATTTGGGCGAATGGGGTTGACAAGGACGCCACTGAAGCGGCAGTCTTGCAACAGATCGAAAACCAGAAAAATCCTCCCGTGGTAGCGCCACCGCTGCCGTGGGCTGCGTAATGTTTCAAACCGTACTGGTGCGGTCCACCAGGCACTCGCCAGAGTAATCATGGAAGAAAACACTGAAGTAGTAGTAGCGGAAACACCCGCGCCGGAACAGGTAGCGACGCCCGCACCTGAACCCGTAGAAGCACCGGCGGTCAAAACATTCACTCAAGAAGAAGTGGATGCGCTGATTGGCAAGCGTCTCGCAAGAGAGCGTAGGTCTTGGGAACGTGAGCGTCCGAAGGCGCCCGCAGCGCCCGCAGAACCTGTGACGCAGGATAAGTTTGAGTCGGTCGAAGCGTATGCCGATGCACTGGCCGCGCAGAAAGCCGAACAGCTTCTCCAGCAACGGGAACTGGAGCGCCAGCAAGCAGCACTGGTTGAGTCGTACCACGAGAAAGAAGAACAGGCACGGGAAAAGTATGACGACTTCGAGCAAGTCGCCTACAACCCAAGCCTCAAAATCTCGACCGTGATGGCTCAAACAATTCAGGCGTCAGAGATCGGCCCCGACATTGCGTACTATCTCGGGTCCAATCCAAAAGAAGCTGATCGTATCTCGCGTCTATCGCCGTTCTTGCAAGCCAAAGAGATCGGGAAGATTGAGGCCAAAGTGGCCGCCAGTCCGCCCACCAGAAAACCATCTAGCGCTCCGGCGCCGATTCAGCCTGTTGCAGCACGCGCCTCTGGCGCACCGGCTTACGACACCACCGACCCGCGCTCAATCAAAGCAATGAGCACGAGCGATTGGATCGCAGCCGAGCGGCAACGACAGATCAAGGCGTGGGAAGCGAAGTATGGACGTTAATCATGCCGGTAGTTAATACGACCGGCTAAAATCTCAAGAGGTGTAAATTGAGTAATTCGATTCTCACGATTGACATGATCACCCGGAAAGCACTCGAAATCCTCGAGAACAACCTGGTGATCACCCGTACCGTGAACCGCGCCTATGACGATAGCTTTGCTGTCGAAGGCGCAAAAATCGGTTCCACGCTGCGCGTCCGTCTGCCGGACCGCGCACTGGTGACCGACGGTGCTGCGCTGCAAGTTCAAGACGACAACGAGCAATTCACCACTCTGACTGTTTCGAGCCAGAAGCACATCGGCGTGAACTTCACGACCGCTGAGCTGACCATGCAGCTCGATGACTTCGCAGAGCGCGTGTTGAAGCCTCGTATTAGTCAGCTTGCCTCCAGCATCGACGCTGACGTCGCCAACAGCTTCAAGAGCATCTACCAGTCGGTCGGTACCCCTGGCACCACGCCCGGAACCAGCTTGGTGCTGCTGCAAGGCCAACAGAAGCTGAACGAAGCCGCTGCGGTCATGGCCCCCCGCTATGCCACCGTCAACCCGGCTGCGAACGCTGGCCTCGTCGAAGGCATGAAGGGTCTGTTCAATCCCACCAACACCATCAGCCGTCAGTTCAAGAATGGCCTGATGGGCGAGGGTGTACTGGGCTTTGAAGAGATCAGCATGTCGCAGTCGATCAAGCAGCACACCACCGGCACCCGCACGGGTTCGCACACGGTGACTAGCGCTGTGACGGCTCAAGGCTCGACCACGATCCTGATCACGGGCACTGGCACGCAGACGATCAAGCAAGGTGACGTGTTCACCGTTGCTGGCGTCTACGCTGTCAACCCGCAGACCCGTGAGTCGACTGGCAGCCTGCAACAGTTCGTTGCTACTGCGGACGCAACCGCCACCGGCGGCGCGTACACGGTCAGCGTCAGCCCCGCGATGTACACCTCTGGCCATGCGCTTGCGACGATCGATGCGTTCCCGCAAGCCAGCGCCGTGGTGACCTTCTTGGGTAGCGCCAGCACTCAGTACCCGCAAAACCTGATCTATCACAAAGATGCGATTACGTTTGCGACCGCTGACCTGCTGATGCCGCAAGGTGTCGATATGGCATCTCGTCAGGTTCACAACGGCATCTCGATGCGTATCGTTCGCCAGTACGATATCAATAACGATCGACTCCCTTGTCGCATCGATGTACTGTACGGATATTCAGTTATCCGCCCCCAAATGGGCGTACGCCTCTGGGGCTAACGTCTAGTACGAGGCTAGTAGGGGTCTACTAGCCTCGTTTCTATTTAATTTGAAAGGATTAAATCATGGCTCTTCCTAATGGTGCAGGTGGCTATCAAGTCGGTGACGGCAATCTCGACGAAGCCGTCATGGGCGTACAGTCCATCCCCGCGACGCTGACTGGCGACACGACTCTGACCGGCGCTCAAATGGCAATCGGTCTGGTTGTTTGCGAGAAGGCTAGCGATGCGACGCTGACTGTTACCTTCGCAACGGCGGCGCAGCTTGACGCCGCGATCCCGAGTGCTAAAGTTGGCTCGTCGTTTGAACTGACAATCACCAACAATAACAACACGGGCTCGTCGTCGACTGTTCCCATCACTACCGGGTCTGGCATTACCGTCTACGGTTCGGTTACGGTCCCGCGTTTTGGCGCGCACACCTACCGACTGGTCAAGACTGGTGATGCTGCTTGGTCCGCGTTCCTGAAGTAATAACCGGAGTCGCTAATGGCTAACAACAAGCCTGTAGGTGTTGCGTACTCTGACCCGGCGCTCACGGCGTTCTATCTCAACGCTCCGGTCAGTAAGACCGCCAGTTTTACGCTGGGCGATGAAGAGAACTACGTGGTCGCCGAGGGCTCTGCGGCAAACGTCTCAGTGACGTTGCCGTCTGGGGCTGCTTACATCGGTCGGACCGTGACTATCAAAAACCTGTCTGGCACCTATACGGTGATCTCGGCGTCGACGAACGTCAGGCCGCTGAACTCAGCTACCCTCGGCACGGCGATCCTCGCCGCAACCGCTGGTAAGTGGGCGACGCTGGTCTGCGAAGACGGCACCAATTGGGTCATCATGGCTGC